ATTACAAAAGCGGTAGCGAGGCGGTAGAGTTTACATACGCTAATATAATAGTTTATTTTAGCCCTACTGAGAGCTACACGGAGTTTTACCAAAGTTACGGTCGTTGTTATCGTAACGGTCAAACTAGAAAAGTTACAGCTTATAAGTTTGTAACCGATAATACTATCGAGGCTGATATTTATAGAGCTTTAGATAGTAAACAAGATTTTAATTATAATTTATGGGAAAAGGAGAAATTAAAAAATGGATAATGAAATTAAAGAAATGTTAAAAGAATTATTAAAAGATTTAGGGGAAAAGTTAGATAAAATCGAGGGAGATTTTAATTTACAAGACAAAATAAACGAGGCTCATAAACAACCAGCTAAAATATCAATAGAAAAATACGAGGACGGTAGAGCTGATACTCGTATAGAGGGTAGTAATTTAGCTATACTTATTACTCTAGCTGGTTTGGAAAATAGTATTTTAGAAAAATTAAACCCACCAAAAGGACTTTGGGACTTAATTAAAGCAAGTACTGGAACTAGGGAGGCTGGAGATAATGAGTAACCCAAACGTAACAGTCGACCGTCATAAATACGTTGGTGGTAGTGATTTACCTACTATATTGGGGCTTAATTCTAAATATGGTACAAGTATTTACGATTTTGCTAGAGAAAAAGCGGGTATTATACCAAACTCATTTAAAGGTAATCAATTTACTAAATACGGTCAAAAAATGGAGCCAGTAATTAGAGACTACATAAATAGTATACACGGGGCTAATTACTTAGAGGATACAATTATTGATAGTGAGCGTGGGTATAGAGGAAATACTGACGGTATTGATGTACACGCTGATATACCAATATTAGAGGTAAAAACGTTTGGCGAGGAGCTAGATGTTGACTACTATACCGCTCAATGTCAATTTTATATGGAAACGTTTGACCAACCAGCGTGTAGACTTGTGGGTTATAAAAGACCAGTTGACTTTTATACTGGTGTAGATTATGACCTAGAAAATGACGAGAGCTACTTTAATTTAGAGTTTGACGAAAATAATATCGTAGAGCATATCATTTATAGAGACCCTAAAATGTGGGCTAAAATTGAGGAGCGTATTATAGCATTTAAAAAAGCTGTTGAAATGTTAAAAGCAAATAAGGAAATGACTGAGGAAGAATTTAACGAGGCTTTTTATGGTACTGACCTAATGGTTATGACTAATAAATTAGTTGTATTAGAAAACTCTTTAAATCAATACAAGGAAATCGAAAAAGACTACAAAAAAGTAAAAGACGATTTATATAACTTGTTTGAGGAAAAAGGTATCATATCGTTTGATTTTGGCACTATGAAAATTACAAAAGTAGCTCCTACATCATACGATACAGTTAGTATAGATACAGCTAAACTTAAAGAGGAAAACGAGGAAATATATAACAAATATAAAACAATAAAAACAACAAATAAAAAAGGTTATATCTTAATAACAACTAAAAAAGGAGGTCAAGAGTAATGGATAAATATTTAGTTGGATATAAACAAGCTGACGGTAAATACGTTTACGTCGATAGTATTAACTCATACAATATAGGTGTTACGTTAGATATTAACAACGCCTTAGAGTTTGAGGATAATACAATGGCTAAAAATATGTGTGATTATTTAGGATATGTAAATAAGGAGCAAGTATTTAAAACCTTAAAAGTAACTATTGATATAGTTGAAATGGTCGAGGAGGTGGAGACTGATGTTGCTACCGACGAATAAACCAAAAGATAAGGATATTACACCTAAGTTATTCTTTATATGGGGTCAAAGTATGAGCGGTAAAACCTACCTAGCTCGTCAATTTCCAAACCCACTTATAATAAATACTGACGGTAACGCTAAAAAAGTTACTACTCCAAGTGTAGAGGTTTACGACTTTGAGACTTTTGTAAAAGTATTACAAGAAATCGAGGAGGGTAAACACGATTTTAAAACAATTATTATCGACTTGGTAGACGATATTAAAACAATGTTGCAAACTTACGTGTGTAAAAAGTATAGCGAACAATTAAAAACTGAAATAAATGACGAGGGGGAGGTACCATACGGTAAAGGCTATCGTGATGTTAAATCTACTTGGCAAAAGTTAATGGTAAGGCTTAATCAATTACCATATAACGTAATATTTATATCTCACGTAGTACAAATTACCGAAGATAACCAAACTATCGAACAACCAAGCCTAGAGCAAAAATTCTACAATATGACTATGGGACGCTGTGATATGTCTATTAAATGTAGAAAAATAGGACAAACTTATGTACAAATGTGTGTAGATAAACGAGACGCTTACAGCGAGGCTGATGTTAAAGACAAGGCTATATTGGAAATATTAAAAAATGTTAAAGGTGTATTTCCAGTTACAAGCGGACAAGCTGGCGAAAAAACAGCAAAAAGTCCACTTAAAGCCGTACCATTAAAGAAAGCTGAGGCGACTGAATAATGACGATATTAGAGTTTATCTTTGGTATTTTGGTACTTGCTGTTATCCTATTTATAGGTGTTGGTGCTGTATGTATGAAATGGGATACTAGAAAACTAGAGGAAGAAAACCAAAAGCTAAGAGAAGATTTACAAAAAGCACGTAAGAGAGTGTTAAAACGTGAATATAAAAAAGCTAGTGATGTAGGAGGTAAAAAGTAATGTTACAAGCTATTTATTGGATATTAGCGATAACAGTAATGGTGTTATTGTTAATAAATGTAATTAAAACAATGAAAACGGATAAACAATTTAGACGTTATATTAAAAAACAAGAGGCTATGTTGGATAGACAAGCTAGAGAAATGTTTTTAAAAGACTTAAAAGAAATCGGCGAAATGCTAGAAAATATGGAAAAAGAAAAGGAGAGTAAATAATTATGGACGATTTATTAAGTATTGCAACTAAAACTATGGAGAATTTTGACCCAGCGGTAGACAAGGTGGACGATTTTGAAAACCTACCCGACGGAGATTATAACTGTTTACTAGAAGATGTAACAGCAAGAAAAAGCGAGGAAAAAGGTACAAACTGGATAAGTTTTAAATTTAGTGTAATGGACGGAGACTACACAAATAGATTATTGTTTGTTAATTTCTACTTTACTGAAAAAACTATTGAACGTAGTATCAAAGGTATTACTAAATTAGCTTATGAGTTTGGTTATAGTTTACCAGCTGACGCATTTACAAGTTATGATACTTTAGCTGAAACATTAAACGGTATTGCTGGAAACCAAGCAACAGTAAGTCAAAAAACAAGTAAAAACGGGTTTGCTAATTACAAAGTAACGCCAGTACAATAGTGCGGAGGTGTTACTATGATAATCACGTACGATATTGAGGTCTTAAAATATGACTGGATAATGGTTTTTAAAGAGGGCGATAATGATTATCGAGTAATACACAATGATAAGGAGGAGTTAAAAGCCTACGTTGATAAACTTATAAATGATAGGAGTATCCTAGTAGGCTTTAACAACTACCATTATGACGACTTGGTACTAGCTGGTGTACTTTTGGGTAAAGACCCATACGAAATAAGTAAAAAAATAGTTGTAAATAATGAGCGTGTTAATTACAAACTAAACTTAATAACTCTTGATGTTATGCAAGAGTTACCACTTGGAGTAGGTCTTAAATCAAGTCAAGCCAATTTAGGTATGTCGATAGTTGAGACACCTATTGACTTTAACTTGGATAGACCTTGTACCAAGGAGGAGTTAGATTTACTTATTGGATATTGTAAAAACGACGTTAAGGATACTGAGATGTTATTTAAAAAACGTCAAGACTATTTCCAAGCTAAGTTTGAAATAGTAAACGAGTTTAATTTACCAGTACCATACGTTAAAAAAACTAGGGCAATTTTGGCGAGTAAAGTACTTAAATGTCAAAGAGTTAATATCCCAAATGATAGGTTACATATAGATTATGACCCAAATATTAACTGGGATATTATACCTAAAGAGGTAGCGGACTTTTTTAAAAAATGCGAGTACGACTACCGCTGTGGTGGAGACTATAAGGAAATCGAGAGCCGTAAATTAAAGTTAAACGTTGCTGGAGTACCACACGTATACGCTTTTGGTGGTATACACGGGGCAATAGAAAAATATAACGCAAGCGGTAACTTTTTACATATAGACGTATCAAGTTACTACCCAAGTTTAATTATTGTTGACGGGTTTATGAGTAGAGCAAGTGCTGAGCCTCAAAAGTTTACTGAGTTAAGAGATACGAGGTATATGTACAAAGCTAAAAAAGACCCACGCCAAAAAGTATATAAAATACTTATCAATGCAACGTTTGGAGCTATGAAAAGTGAATTTAATTTATTGTTTGACCCAAGACAAGCAAATAATATTTGTATCAACGGGCAAATAATATTAACTCAATTAGTACTGGAGCTAGCCCCTTATACACAGCTAATACAGTCTAATACTGACGGTATAGTTGTTAAATATAAAGAGGCTGACTACGATAAAGTAGTTGCAATAGTAAACGATTTTGGTAAAAGATTTAATTTAACTTTTGATGTAGATAAAATAATAAAAGTAGCTCAAAGAGATGTAAATAACTACGCTATGATGT